TCTCGTAACTTGACCTAATTTAGAAAATATCAAAGATCCGATAATAGCTGCTAAACCTGCTAGATTGGTTACATCTTTATTAAAAAATTCAACTATGGGATTTAAAATAGTAGTTAATATTTGTCCTAATTTAATAGCTAAATCTTGTAAATTAGCTGCTAATCTATTAAGATTCTGAGAGCTATCTGAGATAGAAGTATCTACGTTTCTATACTTATTAGTTCCCTCTTCGATAACAGCATTGGCAAAAGCCTGACGACGTTCAAAGTTAGTTAAAGTCGAGGCTGCCTTTCCTACTTTTGTAGCGTAGCGCTCTACTGCAGGCTCTATACGAGTAAAAATACCAAGTTCGTCTAAAAGTTCAGGCTCTAATTTACCTACGCCTCGTACAAGTCTCTGTAAAGAGTCGGTAAGGTCTCTACCAAGAGCTTTAGAAGCTCTAGTAGCAATATCACTTAATTGATCAATCTGCTCTCCTCCAAGTCCCGCAGACAAAGCAATACCTGCGTTTTGCGCAGCTTCAGTTAGAGATAACTGGTTACGAGTTATTGACTTAATTGAAGATATGATCTTTGGCCCGTCTTGTCCAAGAGACTGCGCTAAAGAACCTACACCCTCTACTAAGGCTTGAGAACGAGCGGCAGCACTAAGAGCACTAAAAGACTGTTGTAAAGCAAAGGTAGTTGCGGCGGCGCCTGCATAAGCTGCGACTAGTCCTCCTAGACCGCTAGCCTGAGAAGCAAATTCGCGACCAGTATTGGTAGACTGATTAGCAAGTCTGGTTTGTTTCTTACTAAGTTCGTCTATTTGTTGTCCGGTTTGCGGAAAACCTTGTGTAGTTGATTTAGTTACTATAGTATTTATAATACTAGCCACTCTGTCTCCTTGATCTTAAGTTTTCGTGATGCTGCATATACTGATTAATAATATATGTTAGCAGTTCAAATACCTCTCGTCTATCTTCTATTTCATAAAAATCAAAAATGTCTCCTATACCAGAGAAACTTTTACCTAACCAAATACCATTCATACCTTCTATCATATCTGGTAATACAGAAAATAGCATAAGAGCCTGTTGAGCTTCTAAAGATAAATCTCCTGGTTCAATAGGAATATCTTCCTCAACAGGCTCTTTGCCCATTTGTCGACATATTTCAAAATACTGTTCTTTAGTTATGTTACCTCCGGCAAAAGTCTCCCGGAGGTAACTACTTAGTTTTTTACTGTCGTTTCTCTTTTCTTAATAGAGAAAGCTTCTAAGTCATTTACAGTATCAGTAATGAACTGATCAAAAATACTACTATTTTTTAGTAGTTCAAGAGCTTCTTCTTGAGAATAAACAATTTCATCTTCTGGATTTAAAGAAGATATATCGGCTGGTAGTAGTTTTGGTAGATGCTTAATCTTTAAGCCTTTCCAGCCTTTAATTACGCGTTCAGCGTAAGCCTCAACAAACTTGTCATTATCCACCTCCTCTTCTCTTTGGCGGGTGCGTTTGTTGAATTTGTACACTAGTGCCTGATTTCTAATTTTTACTAAGTCTTCTCTAGGAACATAGCTTATTGTAACTACGAATCCATCAACATCTGGGAAGTCAACATCAATAGTTTTATCCCCAGAAACAAGTAGTGATTTAATTTTAGACATTTTTCCTCATAATTTAAAAATAAAGTGGCGCTTACCGTTTGATCGACGCACGATCGGATGAGGGGATCCCGAAAGATTGTCGCGGTAAGCGCCTTTGGTATTAAGTTAACTAGCCCCTCAACTAGTTAAATGTTACTTCTTAGCGTATAGATCTACTTCACCACCGGTTGTAACGGTATTGACTGGTTCCTGTGCTTTGAAGTTTACTGATATTGAAATAATATCTTCAATTCCGTGAGTTGGAACGTCAAATACTACTGCAGGCATATTGAGTGCTAGGTATGGAGCAGTAACTCCTCCAACAACTAGGTTTGCATTTGAGAATGCCGTAGGAGCTGGACGACGATCATTAGCTAGATCACGTAGGAATTGAGCAGAATCTCCATCTGCACCGCGTAAGTAAGCGGTGAATGATCCTGTTACTTCTCTAGAACCCGTGAAGCTACCAATAGGGGTATTAACCTTTGATAGTTCTTCTGGAGTGATGAAGGTGATATTATTGTTATAGTTGAAGGTGAGAGCCGTGATTGGGAAAGTATAAGTTGTTGAAGAACCGCCTTCAGGCTGAAACTTAACAGTTAGGCTTGAAAGTCTATTCTTAATGAAGCTTGCAGTAGAGATTGTTCCTGCTACGTTCCACTGATCCCAAGGTTGATAAGAATGAGTTGCAGTAGTTACGTAAGCATTGCTGTTAGCGTCTATTGTGGTTCCATTATTTAAAATACCACCAAACACAGATACTGCATTATTTCTAGGAGTACCAGTTAGTTCGATTAGGTTAGTGCCAAATCCAGACCAAGTAGTAGTAGCAACTGCGTCAATAGCAGCGTCTACTGCAGCCTGATTAACTGCTGTATTAGATACCTGATATATAACGTTATCAAGTTTAAAATACATATTATAAGTAGCAGATGTACCGAAATTAGGCGTATGAGCAGCAGTATTACCGCTAGCATTTCTAGCCGCGCTAGCAAACTTTCCGCCTGCCTGCCATACGCTAGTAAGCTTATTGGTAGTATAGGTAGAAGTATTTGACATAAGAGCCTGCCATAGATACCAATCTGAGGTAGGCATTGAATTACCTGACGTGTGAACCAAAGTACCGCCAGTAGTATTTTCAATACCAGTTGGACGGATATATGTTTGGAAATTCCACTCTACAGGGTTCATTGCTGTTTTAAAACGCTTACTAGAGCGATCTGGTGTAGTACCGCTCTCTAAGCTGTTAATGTCCTGAGTAGCTGCAGCCTGTGACATTGCATAACCTGCAAGGATTTCAACCTTCCAAGTATTTGCCGGTGTCATTGCTGATACTGCGTCTCCATCGTTAAGACTTACAGTAGAAAGGAACACTTCACTATTTCTTTGAAGGTTCAATGTTTGTGCCATAATTAACTCCTTAATATAACCCTATGAGTTAGGCGGTCCCTCTTATATTTTATAAGTATAACACCACTTACTATAGGGCGCAAATAATAAAAATTTCAAATGTTAGAATCTTGTATATATATTACTAATGCTCTAATCTCTGCCACTCCATAAGGATCCATTATACCTTCATCAGTAGACAGGGACTCTACTCTGCATTCGGTTACGTTTAAACTTTTAAAAGAAGGACGATATTTCATAGAATCTATAATATACTGTACATCCTGAGCAAGATCAGCTGTAACCTCTATAGAATTATCGTCGCTATACACATAACCTCTAATTTCTAAAATAAAACTACAGAAAACTTGTGCATCTCCTATTCTGCTTCTAGTTTCAGAACTCATAGGGTAACAATACACACTAGGAAAATCATTTATAGTATTTAAGTATTCTTGTTTTGCAAAAGCGTTGTTATTAATGTTGGTACAAAAAGTATAAGGGCTGCGAGGACTATTAGGTAAACTTTCTATGCCTCCGTCTATCAGCTTGAGAGCTGTGACTATTTCATTTATAATTTGCCTGCGTTTGCTACTCATTAGTCATCCACATCATATATTACCAGTACTCTAATTTCTCCAAGACCGTATGGATCTAATAATCCAGAATCAGAATCTATCGAGGATACTTCTGCCGATATAATTCTGCTATTTTGGGTAAATTTAATTCTTTCTAGAGCATGGGTAATATCTTCTATTATATCTTCAAGTTTATACATACTATTTTCTTCATATGTATATACTCTTACCACAACTTCCATTGATCCTTGAGTATTTGTTTTAGAGTTATAAGAGTAGGTTTCTACGCCTCCCTGTACATATATACTAGGAAAATCATTTATTTGGTCTATATATTTCAATCCTTTAAATACGTTTTGAGATAAATTAGTTTTAAAATTATAACCATAAGAACTCGTAGCACCGTCTATGGTTTTAAGCTGTGCTATAATAAAGTTAATTATGTCTCTACGTCTACTAGTTGCCATATTATAAGCTTCGCTCTGCTTTTATGAGATTGAATCTTTTTGAAAATAGATTTCTAGTCACAGAGTTTAGTGATGAATCTATAAGATCTCTTGGATTTCTACTAGTAGTTTCATGTATCCAATATCTAGGATCGTAGTAATATTGCATAGC